GTATTGAGTAGACTTAACGAAACAGCAGGTTACGAAATAGTAGAGGACTGAGATGGCTGGTTATTACGGAGGCTACTTGGGCAATGAAGCCGGCATGAGGGCAACTATTCCAGCTCAAGGTGTGGTTGCAGGAAATCCTTTTGGGAGTGATTTCGTTATTCCTCAGCAACGGCGTCAATCTCCTACAGGCGGCCCCCAACTCAACCCACTTCAACAGACTCCTGCCCGAGTGTTTCCGCAAGACCAACCTGGGCGAGAAGGTGCAATTGATGTGCAGTTCCGCCAAGCGACCCTGATGCCTGGTATGGTGCCAATGGGCAACGCAGGGTTCTTTATGGGCCCGCAATACGGCCAAGTGCCAGCCGGCTTCCAAAACAAAACTGTTTCCTGATGAAAAAGAAAAAACTGGTCAAAGAAGCTCTCGAACATCCCGAGTTGTTTACTCCTGGTGAGTTAGCTTACTTTGACCGGTGGCTCTGGCAAAAGAAACAAAAGAAGGCTGCTAAGATCAAAACAAGTAACGAGGAAAATAGTTAATGGCTGCTGACGCTAAGTCCAGGCTCAATGAAATTATCAATGCATATATTGATAAGGACAGCTCCACTGTTGTGGACACGAGCATTGTTGCCTCGCATTTAGCGCAAATGAAACTTTTTGGCATTCGTCAAGGAGTTGAGTTTTTTCCAACCCAAGATAACTTTGGCAACCAACGCAAAGATTTTATTGACCGGGTAGTTAAATACAACCAGATCGATGCACGGCTAGATTCAATTTGGGATTATTTTTTATGCGACGGTAAAGGTCTGTTTTATATCCGTCCTACAAAAATTAACTATCGCATCTACTACTTCAGAGAGCACGAGTACCGCACGTTCTACAACGTGGATGGTGACCTGGAAGAGGTGGTGATCATCTACAGCTATAAGGTGCGTCGTCCCGGTGGTTTTGGCGCCGAAATTGCACAGACCAATCTCACAGGAAAAGCGTTAGGCGATAATCAAGCAGCGCGAAGGTATATTCGCTTATCTATTAAGCGTGATGAAATTAAAGAGACCCATGCGGAAGGCGAGCTGTCTTTTGACATGCCTGACTACGCAATTCAAGGTAAAACAAAAGCGTTGAAAAATAGCCTTGGATTTATTCCATGCGTTGAAATTTTTAACAACCCGAAGGGTTTTGCTAATGATGGTGTTGGTGAGTTTGACGCACTTGCCAATCACATCGTTACGCATGATGAGATGGTTCGCACCATGCGGAAGAATGTCCAGTTCTTTGGCAACCCAACTCTTCTTTCTTCCCGTCCCAAGACCGACCTGATTGAAGCAGGCGGTGAATCTACGCTTCAACGCCCATCTATTGCCGCTAACTCCGGTTTCACAAGTCCTTCGTCATTAAGTGCGTCAATGTTCAAGGCTGATCCAGTCAGCCGTGGTGTTGACGGACAAATCAGGGTTCCACGCATCATTGCAAACCTGGAACCAAACGACCGAGTTGGTTATATCGTTCCAGATGCTATTACTGGTGACCAAAACCAGTTCGCACGTCAGTACAGGGAAGAAATTCGCACAGCTCTTGGTGGCGTTGATGAGCTTTCTATTTCTGCTGGCGTGACCGCAACAGAGTATAAATCACTGTTTGGTCGTGTGTCGGCAACTTCAAAGAAAAAAGCAACTGCAATTTACACTTACGGTATTTGCCGTTGTCTTGAATTAATCATCTACCAAGAAGAACAACTGTTCCGTCAATCACTTGCCGCCGCCGCTGGCATTGAGAAACCTGTTGATCTTCCTCCTGACCCAGGTGAAGAAGAGATCGTTGCTTATCGAGAAGCAATGAAAATCTTCAATGATCAGGTAAAAGAAATTATGATGGCCTGCGTGGAAACAAAAATGATTCCACCTGGTGTCATGGGTCTAATCCCAGATGGTGATGTGACCATGTTGTGGCGGTGGACGGGTCCTGTGTATGAAGAAACCACGCAAGACACACTGAACAATTCGATTGTGGTGCGCAACCTGCAAGAATTAGGTGTTGATAGCATTGAAGCACTGAAATACCTCTTCCCTTCAAAAACGGATGAGGAACGGGCCGAGATGTTATCTGGGTTCCCCTTCAGGATGGTGAATGAATTGCAGAATGCTTATTCTCAATTTGCTCGCCTAGTGGGTGGAATGATGCAGACCCCCCACCCGCAATCACCGGACTTACCGATGGCTGCGGATCCGAGATTGGATTTAACCCCATATCTGTATCGCACATTAGAAGCTCTACAAAAGGAGATGAGTTATGCAGGACGCTACCGTCCAATCGATCCCACAGACGAGCCAAGCACCAGTAGCAGTAGCCCCGAGCAGCTACGTGGTGGCAGCTCCGGCACCCCAAGCGGCTCCGGCCAGCTACCAGGCAGCTCCGGTGGCGTATCAAGTGGGTACCAGCTACCCCCAAGCGGTACCTCAGGCGAGCCCCAGCTACCAATTCGCCCCTACTCAGTACGCCCCCCAATCCCAACCGGCGGAAACCTCGGCGGGGAACCCGTGGGAATCGGCGTTCAACAAGGTGGTGAACCTGCTGAGCGCACCAGTTCAATCCCCGTTCCAGGCAGCACCCTCGCAGGCTCCGACTCAATTTACCCCGGCGAACTACGGACAAGTCAGCAGCCCAGCTACGCAACAATCGGGGACGCAGACTTGGTCTCCCAGCCAGGATTACTCTCCCAGCTCTTCCCAAACCTCTTCCAGTCCCTCACTGGAGCAGATCGCGGATTACTTGGGAATGAGTCAGCAAAGCCGCCAAGTAATCGACGCGTTCGGAATCGAAGCGCCCGCCGTCCTAAATAACTATGCCCTTCAACTTGAAGGGATGCTGGACAGCGCAGTGGCCTGGGGCGAGCGTGCCCAGAATCTGATCACTGGTTATGCCAACTTCTCGGTCAACGAGCACCAAGAGAATCTGGCCTATAACGAGATTCTCACCAACCCTGATGTGCTCAGCGATTACACGCTGAAGTTTTTTGGTCCTGAAGGTCCGTACCCCGTGTACGAGAACGAAGCAGAACTGGAAACTCGTGGCTATCCCACCACCTCGGCCTATGGTCAAGTTGGTGAATTCCCCGCTCCTCCCGCCGCCGCTGCTCCCCAGCAACCTGAAAACTTCTGGGGCACCTTCAACGAGATCATGAATCGTGATCCCCAGAACGCCTGGCGCGTCCTTAACCAAGCTCAACCTCAGACCGTTGCAAACAAACTGTTTGTGATGGAGTAAGGCCATGGGTCTTGCTGGTAAGTACGGACAAGTACTAAACGCAGCTGCCAATAATCCTTCCCGCGCCTTAGCTGTTGGAGCTACGGGCGCGGGCTTACTTGGCGCAGCTGGATCCTTGGTCGGTAATTTGACTGACAAAGAACAAGGCGAAGGTCCTCTTCGTGTACTTAGCGAAGCAGCTAACGCAGGCTCAACAGCTTCTGTTCTTGGTTTAGTCCCTGGACTCGCTGTTTCTGCATTGGGAACATTACGTCAGCCAGGTGCAGCAAGGCGTGCGATTAACTCGGCAGGCTCCGCTGCTAATGCAAGGGCCAAAATCCAAGGATTATCTCGTGCTGCTGCATTATCTACAGCAGCTATTCCCGTTGCCGCCGGTCTCGGCGGTTTAATGGGCGGCGCATCATCTAATCTGTATAACGCTATTGGAGTACCTGGTTTCCAGCCCGGAATCAATCCGGAATCTTACGGCTCTAGTAATATGCAATACGGTTGATTTGTTTTAAATAAACAAAAAATTAGATCCTGCTACAATTTGTTTAGATGAGGCGAAGGCCAAATCTTTCACCTGATTAAACCAACACTGGAGGATAATCAAAAGTGTTTCTTGATAGCTAGTTCAGATCCTGGTAGGTGTTGCCCTGCACGATTTGGTAAATGGCTACGTGACCGCAGTTAAACTTTTCAGCAATCTTTCGATAAGAGAGTCCTGCTTCTTTTAAAGCTTTAATTTGCGCCACCTCCCCGGAAGAAAACTTTCTCAAAGATTTCTTCGCTTTTCCTCTACTGGCAAAACCATTGTTTTTATAACAACCCGTTTTCCAGGCTCTTGTTAAGTTTTCTTGTTTTGTAACAACTTCAAGATTTTCAATCTTATTGTTTCTCTTGTTGTTGTCCAGATGGTCTACTTGAAGGGAGAATTTACTTGTTCCATGTGAACGTAGATCCAGTCCCAAGAAAGCAACCGCCATCAAAACATGGAGATGAAAGCGTTTTCTTTTTCCATTAACAAGAACAGATACGCGGTCGTATACACTGGTTGAGCTAATAGGAAGCTTTCGAAAATACTCTTGATTTTTTTTATCAAGCCGTTTTTCAAAAGCAATTCCTTCTTCTGTTAGGTAAAGATTACCAAATCCCGGAACAAGTTTTGGATTCATATTGTTCATGAACAAGTTTCCAAACGATAGCACACCTCAACTGAACGCTCAACGTTGTCACCTCATCGAGCAATTGATGAGTGCAAACCGGATGAATTCAGGGAAGCCCTAACGTAAAGACGAGGGTAATCCTGAGCCAAGCCAATCAAGATCGTGATTGGAAGGTGCAGAGACTACTGGGGGTAACACGCACTTGTTACGTAATACCAGATTTAGCGTCCGGCATCCCACAGGGATGAAGAGATAGTCCACCCCTCTAAGAAACTAGAGACCAGGAGAACGATTTCCCAAAAATCCTCGGTGCGGAACTTTACCGTCCCCACCCTGCGTACATTGCCGAGATGGCTGTGGAGCCCGTGGTTGTCCACGACTTCACCCGTCAGCCTGGTCAAACCGTTCAGTTAGATCGCTACAAGTTCTGGGGTACCCCTGGTACTAAGGACAGCCGTGAGCGCATTGCCGATCAAACGATTGGTACCGCTAATAGCCGTAACATCACCAAGGAGAAAGTCCTGGTGGTGCTTAAAGAATATACAGGTCCTGCCGACCCGGGCGATCCGACCCAGCCCTCGACCTTCAAGATTGCTCGTGAGACCCTGATCACGGCCCAGCGCCTTCTGCTGGACACGGGCAACCTTAACATGTTCCACCAGTCCATCGGTAGCCTGACGCTGCTCGATGACTATCGGCGGTGGCGTGACCGCGTCTTTATTGACGAACTGTCCAAAGCTGAAGCTAACGGTGCTGCTTCTACCACCCAAGGCGGTTACTATTTCGCTGGTGGCAAAACTAAGGATTCTTCTGGCCGTATTTCTTACACTTCCACTGAGTACGGAAATGAGGTTCAGCAGTTCCAGGTGCGTACTGACCTGCTGACCGTGGTTAAGGACTTGCGCAAGCGTAACGTCCCAACCTATGCAGATGGTCTGTATCGTTGCATCTGCGATCCTACCTTCATGATGCACCTGCGTCGTGATCAGGACTTCCGTGAGATTGCTCGCTACGCTGGCAACCCCGGTCAGGGCATGTACATGGGCAACCCCGCGATGCCCAATAATGCCAGCTTCTACATGGGCC